TCAAAACGTCTGCGTTAAAATCAATGTTTAAGTAAACAATCCTGCCGCTGACTTTAGAAACTCGCGTTCCGGCAGGCACCATCGCTCCACTTATTACCATTCCTGCCTCAATTCCCGCAGTGGTGGCATTGCTGATCATCTTTATCGCAAGCCCATTGGATGTGATTGTGCCATTGAGGGTTACGGTTGATGTTCCAGTAGCAGCCGCCGACATTGTTAGCGTTGTGGCGGTTTTGGCTGTAACCGTAGTGTTGGCGGGGATGCCAAAGCCTGTAATCTCTGGCGATGCCGAAGGGTCCAGCTTTGCTAGCTCAGCCGTTTGACCTGAATCAACACTAAAGGTTGTGCTTCCTTTCGTAACGTCGCCAGTCAGTTCTAAATAGCCAAAACGCAGCTTGCAGCTATCAAGACGCTTGCCGCATTGATCTTGAGCCGGATCCGTAGTGACAGTGTCATCCGCTTTGTAATAGATGCTGCCTTGGTACGGGCAATCCACATGGGTGTAATCAAAACTGCTGCCGTTGTATGTACGATATTTCCATTGACAGGCGTTTCTAATTGTTTGCCGCTTAGGAACCCGAACGTTTTGCAGGTCAAAAGAAGCGGCTAACTCATATTCAACTAACTGCCGCGTTTCTGCTTTTTTTTGGTTGACGATGTAAATCTCAGAAGGCAGCAGGGCAGTGCTATCTGGCGTGCCATACGGATTAGTGCCTCCGTCAAAGTTCACATCGTCCAAGTATCTCGCCATTGTCCGCAATCGCGTAACCTTAGCGCCTTCCAAACCGTTAGGCAGCTGCGCCAAAATTGCGCTAATCGTGCCTTCAATGTTTGCGATCCTGATGGTAGGTCTTGGAATCTGACCGTTTCCTGTGTATTCAAAACCGTCAGCCTCAACAGGGAGTCGCGTGTAAGTGTTCCCGCCAAACACGATGTTCGTGCTTGATTCATTGGTTCCAGCATGAAACCGATAAACGGTTGTCGCACCATGCTGCGCTTGGTTTAGCTCAAGCTCGAACAGTTCAATGATTGCGCTTGGATTTGCGCTTTGCAGCTCTGAGATTGGAGTCGTCATCAGGGCTCAAATACTTGACGGAAGGTTGCAGAAATTGTCGCCCTGTTTAGATAAGGGATGCTCTTGGTCCAGTTATCGCACACATACTTGCCACTTGTCGATTCACCGGGAGGCGTAAAGGTGAACGACGCCTGGTCAGCAGCTCTTGCATCAAGAAAAGTTTCGATCGTGTCAGCCTGTGACTCTGACACTACAAACGTCAGACTATAGGTTTTGGGATTTGTTAGCAGCCCAAAAGCGATCCTTTGCTCATATCCATCGGCAAATTGAACCTTCTTGTAGCGAGGTTGACTGGTCTTTTGTACGCCGTATGTCGGCTGGATTGATGGGAAAGTAGCCATTAGCGTGCCAGAAGCCCTCCGGGTCGTTGTTGCTTAATTAGCTCAGCTTGTACGGCTGCTCCTAATGCCTGACCAAGCTGCTTGGATCTTTCCTCATCACCTTCGGCGGTAGTGCCAGAAGCGTCAACGTTAACGGTCACGTTCGCGCCTCCCAAAGAACTGTTCGGGGCAATGCTACCTGTTCTGCCTGGAGTAAACAGCTCTGGTCCTTTCTCGCCAACAAGGTAAGAAGTCCCGCCTTTGACTGTGCCGCCAGAGGCTTTACCACCGCCAAAAATCTTGCCCAGAAATCCGCCGATGCTGCCAGCAGGACCAGTAATTGAACTCAAAAGCATCTGGATGCCGGAGCTTAGCATTTGGTTGGCAATATCCTTGAGGATGCCCATGCCAACCTCCCCTAGTGATTTAGTCCCGTCAATAGCGCCTTTAATGGCGTCAACAACGCCGTTAGTAATGGTTTGGCCTATTCCCTGATAAATCCGGTTTAGATTTTCCGCAGCCTGCTTTTCCTGGTCTGCCCGTTTTTTGGCTTGGTCCGCTAGTTTCTTCTGGTCGTCAAGAAGCTGTTTGGTAGCGTCTTGCTGAACGAAAAGGCCCGTTAAGGCATCTAACTCAGCCTTGATCTGCTCATCCGTAAGCCCTTTTTTGTTTTGCAGCAACTCATTGATCCGAATTTGCCGCTCAAATTGCTGCCGCTCCTCTTGGTTAAGGGCTGACGCCAGCAGGGTCTGATTTTGAAGCGACAAAACGCGGTCCGCTGAAGCCTGTGCGATTCGCTCAGCTTTCTCGGCTTCTTTGTCCGCGTCTTTATTGGCGCCGCCGCCCAATGCGCCACCTGTTGGGACAATCCCATTCGCAGCCTGCTGTTGCGGGGTCGTTCCGCCGCCCTCAGAGAATCCTCGGCCAGCCTCTACCGTCGTTCCGACAAAGCCAGTAACAGCGGTGATTGCTTGGCCTGCGACTTGCTGAGCTGCGCCACCCACGGCGCTGATTAGCTTGGCCGCTTTTTCAAGGATGAAGCGGACAGGGCCAGGGAGCTTGTTGTAGAGGCTTTGGACAACAGAGGCGATCTTGTTAAAGGCACCAGTGAAGCCATCGACCAGCGTCCGTTTGATATTCGCAACCCCGTCCTTAATCCCAGAGACCATGCCACCGATGAACTCGCCGAAGCGGACGCCAAGGCCAATGATGAAATCGCTGATCTGGCCCAGCGTGTCGAGGAAACCTCGGTAGGCCTTCTCAAGCTCAAACGCAACATTGACCCCATCCATGCCAAGGGCTTGGCTGATTGCTGCACCGATCTGGGTAACGGCCGCGATGATTGCCCGGAAAGGCGCCACCGTGTTTCTGACAACGGCCGCAAGAAACTCGACAGTGACGGCCGCGACCTTAAACGTTGACTTCAGAAGAACGCCAAGTTCTGAGCCATCGGCGAACAGGTTTTGGAAGGCCGTTTGCAGTCGCTTGATCGAGCCCTGAATTGTGTCTGCCGCCTCAAACGCTGCCTTGGCCGCGGCACCCTGCGAATTCTTCTGATTCTCTAGAAGCTTGTTGAATTTCTCGGTGTCGTTCAGCAGGGCCAAGATCGACGGCCCGGCCTCAGTGCCAAAGGCCTTGATCACGGTACCAGCATCGGCCCCAGATTTCTTGATCTTCTCAAGCGTGCCCGCCAGGCCGTCCGACTTCAGGGTCGAGGCGCTGATATCTACCCCAAGCTTTTTGAACTCGTCGCCGACCTTGCCAGCAGCGACCTGAGCGAAAGCCGTCTTCAAGGCCGTGAAGGTGACCTCTGCGCCTTGGCCCCCTGCGGTGATCTGAGCGACTGCAGCGTTCACCTCTTCGAGAGGAACACCTAAGGCAGCAGCGACAGGGGCCACCTTTGCGATGTTGGCCGCATATTGACCGATGACGATCTTGCCGTCGTTCTGGGTCTGAATGAAGCCATCCACCAGCTTGGCCGCCTTGTCAGCCTCCAAGCCGTAGGCGTTCAAGACAGAGGTGGTTGCATCGCCAACGGTGTTGATATCAGAGAAGCCACCAGTAGCGCCTTGGCTGGCCGCCTTCAGGATGCCTGCAGCGTCGGCCGCCTTGGTGAAACCAGCCGAGGCCACGTCATAGGCCGCACTGGTTAGGTCAACGACGCTGGCCTGTCCCTGCAGCTCGTTGCTAACACCTTTCAGCCTGCCGACTAACTCTTTGCTGTTGACGCCCAAGGATCGAACCTTGGCCTCTGCAAAATCCTGCTGGGACAGCACCTGAAAGGCTTGGGTCATTGCACCCGCAGCCGACAGGAGCAGGCCGACAGGGCCTAACGCTGCCTTGACTGCAGCACCAAGCGCACGAACACCAGGGGCCGCCAGCTTGGCCGAGGCCCCAAACTTCGTCGTCCCAGCAGCCGCTGCACCTGCAGCCCGGCCCTGTTTCTCAAGGGCTGACTGGCTACCGCGTACAGCCTCCTGGAGTTTCTTTGTATCGCTAGCTAGATCCTTTGTCGCACGCTTGGCCTGCGACGTTTCAAACCTAATGGCAACGTCTGCCACAGCACGCCCAAGACTGAGTGCAGTCTATCGGCGGCGCCTTGCCTTATTCATTGCCTGTTCTTCGCGCTCGCCCTTTAGCTCATAGTACGCCGCAAAATGAACAAACTCCGCGTCGGTTAATTCCGTGCGGAGCTTGCTCACTGTCATGCCTAACTCGCAGGCCAAGAAGAACTCAAAATTGAGCCAGTTGTCCTGCTTCAGTCGTTTTTTGCTTCTTCCATGCTGGTGTCTTCGCCAAGACCGAAGAGGAACAGTTCCAGTTCGTTGAGCACAGACTCAGGCAGTTGACGCTGGAGCTTCGGTGCATCAGCAGCGACGAAGGCTTTGGTGCCATCCTCAAGCTCTGCCATCTGGCACAGCATTTGGGTGCTGATCTCTAGCGCTTCTTCACTGCCAGCAAGGGCCTGGGCCTTCTTGCGATCAGCACGGGTGATCGGCTTGAAATACAGGTCAACGACGGGCTTGCCGTCTGCATTCTTAAGAACAAATTTGCGACGCTGGCTGAGGTCAAATGCCTCAACCAGCAGATCGACAGTTCGCTTTTGGGCTGCCATCTAGGGGGCGAATAAATCGCCCCGACTATACACCTGATTATTCCAG